TACGGCGCCGCACAGGGCGGCGGGGGCGGCGGTATCTCCGGCGCGCAGCAGGCCGCGACCGCCTATTCGAACAGCGTCGCCATCAGGAACGCCGAGCAGGCGATCAGCGACGCCGAGACGCAGGCCGCGCGCTCCGCCGTGCAGTCCGCTGAGCAGATCAAGAACGCGAAGCAGGGCGTGCAGGACGCCGAGCGGAACGCCGCGACCGCGGCGCAGTCCTCCGCCGACCAGATCGCGGCAGCTCAGCAGCGGGTCGATCAGGCCGCGTACGCAAGCGTGCAGGCCGAGCAGGCGTACACCAACGCCGTCTACAACGAGCAGCAGGCGCAGCAGGCGCTGGTCAACGCCCGCAACGCAGCCGCGAACCAGCTGGTCGACTCGCAGAACGCTGCGAAGGACGCGCACCTGTCGACCGAGAAGGCGGTGCTCGCCGAGGACCAGGCGCAGCAGGCGCTGGAAGCAGCGAACGGCAACAGCCTCCTGACTGCCGATCAGAAGCTGGCTGCTCAGCTAGCGCTGGATGAGGCAACGCAGCAGGTCGCTGATGCGAAGCAGCACGAGAAGGAAGCGACCGAAGCCGCCACGACGGCGACGGCGGCCGGCGTCGACAAGGCGCCGACGGTGCTGGCCGCGCAGCACGCGCTGGAGCTGGCGACGCAGGCCACGGCGAACGCGAAGTACAACGAGCAGCAGGCCGCGTTGTCCGCGACAGCCGCGCAGACCGGTCTGGCGCGCGCGCAGCAGGCCGCCGCGAACCAACAGATCACCTCCAATGAGGAGGTCGCCAAGGCGCAGCAGGGCCTGGCCGATGCGGAGCGCAGCGCAGCGCAGCAGCGTGAGGACTCGGCAAAGGCCGTTCAGCGTGCGCAGCAGAACTTGACCGACACCATCAAGGAGCAGCAGCTGGCCGCGGCCGCGGCTGCTTCCTCGGGCAGCGCGTCGGTGAACCAGTTCGCCAAGGACATGGCCGGGCTGTCCCCGGCCGGCCGCGACTTCGTCAACACCTTCGACTCGATGCGCGGCGAGTTCCACCAGCTGTCGCTCGACGCGCAGGAAGCCACGCTGCCTGGCTTCACGCAGATGCTGAAGAACAGCGAGCATCTGCTGCCGACGGTCGAGCTCGGGATCCGCAACACCGGTAAGGCCTTCAGCGACACGGCCGCCTCGGTCGGTGAGCTGTTCGCGAACCCGGCGTTCGACGCCGCCGCGATGCACTTCACGCAGATCGTGACCGGTGGTTTCGCCGAGGTCATGTCTGGTCTGCCGCCGCTGCTGTCCGCAGTCGTTCAGGACGGCGCACAAGCAGCGCCGATCATCAACGCCGTCGCGACGGGCGTGCACGATCTGCTGGCATCCGGGCTTCCTGCGTTCCTGATGGGTCTGAATACGGGCGCGTCCGGCGCGGCCCAGGGTGTCGGTGCGCTGTTCGGCGCGGTCAACGGGCTGCTCGGGCCGGTCGGAACGCTCGTCGGCGCCACGTCCTGCGCGCTCGGCCCGGCCCTGGCGCTGCTCGAGCCGGAGGCCGTCAACTTCGCGACCTCGGTCGAGGACGACCTGCTGCCGCTCATGCCGGAGCTGTCGACCGACCTACAGGACGTCGCGCAGGTGCTCGGCGCGCTGCTTCAGATCGGCACACCGGTTGCCGGAATGATCGTAAACGGCATAGCCGCCGGACTGCGGATCGTCGACCCCATCTTGCAGGACACGGCTAAGTTCCTGGAGGACAACCAGCGCTGGTTGACCCCGGTCGCCGAGGGCATCCTGCTCACGGTCACCGCCGTGAAGGCGTGGAGCCTGATCCAGTCCGGCTACGCCTCGACGATCAGCGCCGCCACCACGGGGCTGCAAAAGTTGGGGCTGGCGGCGAAGACCACCGCGGCCGAGGAGACCGAAGCGTCCGCGGCCGCGGGCGAGGCCGGCGTGGCCGGATCGCTGGGCAGGAGCATCCCGGTCATCGGCGCCGTGGTGATTGCCGGCGCCGCCCTTGGCAAGTGGCTCAGCAGCGTGAGCGACGGCGGCCACAAGGCCGCGGCCTCGGTGGACCAGTACACCACGGCCATGATGAACAACCAGTCGGCTTCGGCGCTGCTCGGAACCAGCGCCTCCGGCGTCAACCAGGCCCTTGAGGCTGTGGGCGTCAAGGCGTCCGCTTCGTCTGACCAGATCGCGAACCTCGGCATCACCATGGGCAAGCTGTCGCAGATGGGCTTCTCCGGCGGCGACGCCCTGAAGAACTACGACGGCGCGTTGGCGAACCTGGTCACCTCCGGGCATGCCGACCGGGCCAAGCAGATCATGGACGAGATCACGGCCGCCACCGACAACCACGGCAACGCGCTGATCAACACGGCGAAGGACTTCCCCACCTACTTCGCCGCCCTCGACAAGCAGGCCGCCGAGCAGGCCACTGCCACCGGCAAGACCAACCAGACCACCACGGCCCTCAACCAGGAGGCCGACGCAACCACGGCAACCACGGACAAGCTGAAGGCGATGTCCGACACGCTGTCCCAGTCGCAGGCGATCACCCAGTTCAAGACGAACCTGCTAGGCCTGAAGGACACGATCGACCAGAACGGCACGAGCCTGGACGGCAACACCGCCAAGGGGCTGGCCAACCAACAGCAGTTCCAGAACCTGGCACAGCAGATCGAGAACTACGGCCAGCAGTTGCACGACTCCGGGGTCGCCGAGTCCGCCGCGTCGGGCCGCATGCAGGACATGGTGAAGCAGCTGGAGGATCAGGCCTCCAAATTCGGCTACAACAAGACACAGGTTGACAATTACCTGAAGTCCATCGGCCTGATCCCGTCGTCGGTGCAGACGAAGCTGACCACCGAGATCGAACTCACAATCAACCAGCAGATGCTGGAGGACGCGGCCAAGCAGGCGGGTCACGTTGTCGGCCACTACCTCGTGCCCGGGCAGGCCACCGGCGGCTGGGTCGTCGGGCCTGGCACCGGTACCTCCGACAGTGTCCTGAGGCGCCTGTCCAACGGCGAGTTCGTGGTGCCTGCCGACTCCGCGGCGGCGATCGGCCCGCAGGGCATGGAGCAGATCCGCAACGGCCAGATCCCGCAGGTCGGCGGCACCACCCCGCAGGCAGGCGCGAACGTGTTCAACCTGAACTTTTACGGCTCGACGCTGCCATCGATCGAGGACCGGCAGGTCATGATGCGCGACCTCGAACAGGCGGTGCGCGGCTGATGGCAGACCTCGGCTACTTCACCGCCGGCATCACCTTCACGCCGCCCACCGGCGCGGGCCCGGCCACCGACCTCGAATTCGGCGTAACCGATGCCAACGGCACCTGGTGGCTGCTGAAGTCCTGGACCGGGCTAGACGGCGCCGAGACGGCCGGCCAGGTCGTCCAGCGCGCCGGCGACCACGGGGCGTGGCCCACACCGCAGTTCTACGCCGCCCGCGCTATCACCCTCACCGTGCAGGCGACCGCGCGCACACAGGCGCTGCGAGACGTGGCCAGGGCCTTCCTGCACCAGGCCATCCCGGTCGGCAGTGACTCGAACCTGGCGACGCTGCGGTGGGACGAGCCGACGCCGGTGCAGCTCGGTGTGCGCCGGTCCGGCCGGATCGCCGAGACGTACATGACGCTGACCGACGTGGTTTTCTCGGTGCCGCTGATCGCCCCGGACCCGCGCAAGTACGGCACGGTGCTGCGGACCGCGTCTTCGACTCAGGCGCCGACGGCGGCCGGCCTGGCGCCGCCGCTGACGCCGCCTCTCACGCTCCCGGCGGGCGCGCCCCCGATGCTCGTGTCCTGCACGAACCTCGGCAGCTTCGAAACGCGCCCGCTGGTCACGATCACGGGGCCCATTACGACCCCGAGCGTGGTGAATGTGACCACCGGGCAAGCGATCACCTTCACCGGCATGGTGCTGGCCGCGACCGACGTCCTGACCGTGGATTTGCTGGCGAAGCAGGCAGCGCTGAACGGCGTCTACCGGCCGGCCGATCCGTCGTCGTCGTGGTGGGTGCTGCCGCCTGGCACGACCACGGTGCAGGTGACAGGGACCGCGTCCACTGGCGCACAGATGACCGTCGCCTGGCGCGACGCATGGATATAGGAGGCCTGCCATGGGGTTGTTCGTGAACGCCCACCCTGATGTGTGGATGGACGGCGTAGCCGTGGCCGGAAATGATCTGCGGCTGGAGCAGACCGGGGCGTTCCTGACTGGGGCGTCGCCGTCCGGATCGACCGGCATCGCCGCGCGGCCCGGGGTGCGGTACGGCACCGGCTCGCCGCTGCTGGTGCAGGCCTCCTCCGGCATGAACATCACCGTGAACGCGGGCATCGCCTGGGTGCAGGGCACCGTGTCGGCGACCGCCGGAATGTACACGTGCTGTCTGGACACCACCAGCACGATCACGGTGGCGACCTCGGACCCGTCGAACCCGCGCATCGACAACGTCATCTGCAAAATCGTGGACAACGGCAACAACACCAGCACGACGCAGGTGACTCTCCAGACCGGCACCCCCGCGCCGTCGCCGGTCGCGCCGACGCTGCCGGCGAACTCGCTTCTGCTGGCCACGGTCCTCGTCGGCGCCGGGGTCTCGAGCATCAGCGCCGGCAACATCACGGACGCGCGCGTCTACACCGCCGCACTTGGCGGAATCGTGCCGATGGCCAACGTCTCCGGCGGCATCAGCGGACCGGCCGGGCTGTACGTTGACGACTTGTCCACGGGGCGGCTGAAGCGCTCCGACGGGGCCGGCAACGCGAGGGCCGTGAAAACCGGGTCTTTCGCTCCGGCGTTGCAGCGGTCGACGTCCAGCTTCACCATCAACGGCACCGTGTCGACCTTGCTGACGCAGTCGGTCACCGTCGACGGCGTCACAGAGGTCGAGGTCAGGGCCGGATACCGCAACATCTCCCCGATCAGCGGGCCGGTCGTCGGTGACTCGCTGCTGTTCCAGGTGCTGATGGACGGCAGTGTGTGGCCCGACTCCTTCGGAGGCTGGTACTTCCGCCAGGACAGCACCGCCATCACCGGCGGCGGCGGCACCTCGCTGCCGTTCTGGGGCACACCCGCCGCCGGAACCCATACGTTCACGCTCACCGGCGTTGTCTCGTCGGGCACCGGCCAGTATGTCGCCCAGGTGCCATTTCTGCGAGTGGAGCCTGCATCCGCGTGAGCGTGTACAGGTATTTCGCAACCGACGTGGTCACCGGGGCTTTGCGGGCCACGGAGATACCTCTGCACGTCTCCAACTTCTCCCGGAATTTGGGCGGCGTCGGCCAGCCCGGGCAGCTGACGGGCTACCTCGACCTCGGCGCGATCCCGAACCAGGCGCAGATGCTCGCCGCGCTGGAACCGCGCCGCAGCCTGCTGTGGGTACAGCAGGACGGCTTCCCAGTGTGGGCCGGAATCGTGTGGGACTGGCCGCACACCTCGGCCGCGTCGAACCGGATCCCGATCCTCGCGGACGAGCTGGGCACGCTGTTCTCCCGCAGGCAGATCCGCGACAACCTGACGTGGAACGGCATCGACCAGTTCGACCTGCTCCGCAACCTGATCAGCTACGCCACCAGCGTGAGCATCAAGGGCGCGCAGGCCGCGGTCGCGCAGCTGGTGATGACGTCCGCCAAGGCCGGCGTCACCATCAGCGAGTCCTACCTCGCCACGAACCTGACCAAGGTGCAGGACGCGCTCGACCAGAGCAGCCTGAAGTACAACCTCGAATACGCCTGGGACCCCGGCCTCTCCTCGTCCGGCGCGCCAATCATCACCGCGCGAATCGGTACCGCGGCCACGATGGGACGCCCCTACTCGGCAACCGCCCTTCAGCTGATCTACCCGGGCAACGCCATCGACTACGTGTGGCCGCGCTCCGGCTCCCAGGGGCGCAACAGCGTGCTGGCCATCGCCTCCGGCGGCGGGGGACAGGCCTGGGCCAGCAACTACACCACGCACGGCCTTGACACCGCTGATCTGGCCGCAGGGTTTCCGCTGCTGGAGGACTCCGTCTCCTACACCGGCTCGGTCATCAACACGCAGGCCCAGATCGACGCGTTCGCTGACTACCGGCAGCAGCAGGTGGCGAAGGCGCCGACGGTCGCCCGGTTCTCGGTGGCCGGCGGCCAAACCCCGACCGTGCAGCAGGTACAGCTCGGCGACCACGCCATGGCGATCGCCACGTCGACCTATCACCCGCCCGGCCCCGGCGGCGCGCCGGGGCTTGTGCAGGACGGCCGGATCATCGGCTGGACCGTGTATCCGCCGGATGCCGAGCAGAAGCAGACCGAGCGCACGGACTTCTTCCTGGGCGGTGTGTCGACGTGACCGGCTACACGCCACCCCCGGGCCAGGGATACGGGGCGGATCAGGCGAATCTGCGGCACCGTGTCGAGATGCTGGAGCGGCAGATCGCACAGCTGACGTCCGGGCCCGTTGCGGTTCTGTCAACGGGGCGCCCGGCGACCCCGGTGATCGGCCAGCAGATCCTGGAGACGGACACCGGCTTGACCGCGCAGTGGAACGGCACGGCCTGGGTGTATCCGCCGCAGCGGATCGCGCAGAAGGTGCTGACCGTCAGCCAGTCGTCGATCGTGTTCTCGGTGCCGGCCAACCCGGCGTTCAGCACGCTGCAGGTGTCGTGGACCGCGCGCAGCGACTTCGCGAACACCGCCACGTACATGTGTGTGCAGCTCAACGGCGATTCGGGCTCGCATTATTTGTGGCAGATCAACCAGGCCAACAACGCTTCCACGGCGGGTTCCGGTAACCCGGGCGCCCTGACCACGCTGATCCACATTGGGACCATGGCCGCCGCCACGGCGACGGCCAGCTTGTTCGGAAACGGCGAGTTCGTTCTCCCGAACGCGTCCGGCACCAGCACCTACAAGCTGGCGTCGGGCCACGCGACCTCGTTCAACGCGGTCAACAACGCCTATGCCGGCGCCTACGGCGGGATCTGGGAGAACACCGCCGCCATCACCTCCGTCACTTTGTTCGCCGAGAGCGGGAACCTGGTCGCAGGTTCATCCGCCTTCCTCTACGGGATGCCCTGATGATCAAACATGTGTTCCGCGCGACCTCCGCGCTTCTGCTGGTGTTCGGCATAGCGGCCGGGCAGGCCCCGGCCGTCCGCGGCCTCACCACCAGCTCGCCCGGTTGGGAGGCCGCCGAGTCCACGGCGCTGGCCTACGCGCCGACGCTCGGGCCCTGGGACAACCAAACACTGAGGATGGTCGCGAGGATATCCACCGGCGGCACGTCGATCCGGATTCGGCTGGCCGACACATTTTCGTCGCAGGCCGCGCAGATCGGACACGTCACGGTCGGCACCCAGATGAACGGCGGCAGCACGCTCGAGACGGTACCGACCACGGTGACGTTCGGCGGCGCGCAGGCGGTGACGATCCCGGCCGGCGGCACGGTCGCCTCTGACCCGGTCCCCTTTACCGTGGCGGCGAACACGCGGCTGCTGGTGTCGATCTACATTGCGGCGGGCGCGCAGCTGTCGCAGGCGCCGAGGCACGACTACGCCGACGAGACCGAGTACAACCACCTCGGCGGCGACGTCAGCACCGCGCAGTACTACCCGACGTCGAATACCTTCAGCTTCACGACGCTGCTCGACGGCATCGACGTGCAGTCGGCCGCGCCGGCCACGGTGGTCGCGGTCGGCGACTCGATCACCGACGGCCTGAACACCATGTCGGACACCGATACCAGGTGGCCGGATTACCTGTCGGCACGGCTGGCCGGAACCGGGCTGGCAGTGGTCGACGAGGGCATCGGTGGGAACCGGGCCACGAGCGATCAGGGTGCGTCCGGGCAGTCGCTCCAGAACCGGTGGCAGCGCGACGTGCTGTCGATCCCGGGCGTCCGCGACGTCGTCGACGCCGACGGGATCAACGACCTGCGCGGCGGGGTCTCCGCGGCGACGCTGGAGCAGGCGCAGGCCTCGCTGGTCGCCTCAGCGCACGCGGCTGGCCTGCACATACTTCTGTCGACGATCACGCCTTGCGCGGGCGAGACGCAGTGCACGACCGCGGTACAGGCGCAGATCGCCGCCTACAACGTGTGGGTGCGCAGCGGCGTGTCTGGGGCCGACGGCGTGGCCGACTTCGACGCGGCGGTCGACGCCGGTGGTGTGCTCAAGCCGATCTACGACTCTGGCGATCACCTGCATCCGAACTCTGCGGGCGCCGCGGTGATGGGCGCTGCGGTCCCTACCGGCCAGCTGTAGACGACTACCATCTATTCGAACTGGAGTTCTAAGGGGTCAGCATGACGATCTTCGGGCCGGACATCTCGTCCTACCAGAGCGGCCTGAGCCTCTCTCGGCTCGCCGAGGCCTCCTTCGTCATCGCCAAGGCGACCGAGGGCACCTACTACACCGACGCCGACTTCGAGACGTGGCGCCAGCAGGCCGCGAGCCTGCGCAAGCCGTTCATCTGGTACCACTTCCTGTCCGGCGAAGACGCGCACCAGCAGGCCGCGCACACCGAGAACTCGATCCCGGACCATCTCGACCTGCCGGGAATGCTCGACGCAGAGCCGGAGGGCTCGTTCCACCCGTCGCTCGCACAGATCGTCAGGTACATCGACGCCGCCCACGCTGCCTCCCTGAACCTGCGGCTGCTGTACCTGCCGCGCTGGTACTGGGAACAGATCGGCTCACCCGACCTGTCGGAGATCGCGGCTCGCGGCGTATCGCTGGTCTCGTCGCAGTACCCCGGTGGCACCGGCAGCCCGACCCACCTGTACCCCGGCGACAGGGCGGCCGGTTGGAAGCCGTACGGCGGTATGACGCCGCTGCTCTACCAGTACACGAACCAGGCGTCTGACGGCGGCCAGCCGCTGGACTACAACGCGTTCCGGGGCACGCAGGCGCAGCTGGTCGCCGAGCTGGCACCGGCGAAGCCTGCGCCCGCGCCTACACCCACCACGACACCGACGGAGGACGACATGCCCACATTCTCGGAAGGCCGGATCAACCAGGGGCCGGGCGCCCGCACCGTGATCTGCCCGCCGCCCGCCAACGCGGGCACGGCCGGCTGGGGCAACGTCTGGTTCAGCCTTGGTGGCGACTGGGCGGCCGACGGCGCTGCCGCGCACGTCCGGGTCGCGGCCTGGGTGCACGGCGAGGGCTGGTCGCACATCGTCGAAAGCTTCGCCGTCCCGCAATACGGCGACCGTGTCAACCCGTTCGAGGGCCCGCTGCCCACCGGCGTCCAGAAGATCAGCGTGGAGCGGCTGGACAGCCCGGACGCGCCGATCTCCTACCTGATCGAGGCGGCACACCGGTGAGCGCGCACCTGAAGGCGCAGCTGCTCAGGTTCCTGCGGGCGACCGGCTACGCGCTCATCCCGGTGCTCCTGGCGACCGGCGGCAACCTGCGCTGGTGGGACCTGCTGACGCTGCTCGCCGGGGCGGCTGAGGCAGGCCTGCGGCAGGTGTTCCAGGTGCAGGAGGTCGCGAGCGTCACTGCAGTGCCTGCCCCGCCGGGTGGTGGTGCTCCGTGACGGGCGCCACCATCCCGGAGGGCTCCGTGGTCATCACCCCGACCGAGATGTACAAGGAGATGCTGGCCACCCACCAGGCGGTACGGGACGTGTCCGGCAAGCTTGACGGCGCGCTCGAAGGCCATGCCCGGCGCCTGGACGACCACGACAAGGACCTCAGCGACCACGAGGCGCGTCTCCGGCATGTCGAGCAGGTCGGCGCGACAACGGCAGATGTGGCCGAGCTGGAGCATCAGCACGCGCCACGTATCAAGGCGCTGGAGGAGGCGGTGGCGCCGATCGCCGACCACAAGACGCGTGTGCCGGCGCTGGAGAAGCGCGTGTGGGCGGCAGCTGGCGCGGTTGGGCTGCTGGCCGCGGGCGCGTCGGCCGCCGCGACGCTGCTGGCGGGCACAGGGCGCTGATCCTCTTTCCTGTTTCGGTGCCCGGGGCGTAGCGTGCGTCTCCTCGGGTTCTGATTCCAAGGGGGGATCATGCGCGTCCGTATTCTCGCTGCCGTCGCCGTGGTATGCCTGGCGGCGGGCTGCTCCAGCTCGTCCAGTAAGAAGCCTGTCGCCGCGGCTACGTCGGCGTCGACGGCCGCCGCGACGACCGTGGCCTCGTCGCCGTCCGCCACAACGGACGTGAACATCGGCATCATGTGCTCAAATCTCGATGCGCAGATCAAGGATTTGGCGGACCTGCTGAGCAAGCTGGATACCGGCCAGTCGGTGCCGGCCTTCGGCATCGGGATCCCGATCGTTGGCGCATCCGACGCCGCGAAGAAGCTGATTTTGGATCATCCGAATGCCGGGATCGACTCGGATCTGACCGCGTTTGCCGGCGCTCTTGACGGCCTGGACGCTGTGGTCATCGCGGCGAAGCCGGATCCGAGTGCCATAGCAACGAACATCGGCAACGTCGAGACCACGTGGCTTTCGCTGTCCCGGCACTGCGGGTCGATGGGCGACTACGCCTTCAGCAATCGACTTGGATAGCGCGTCCACCTGCCTGAATGCGTCGGCGCCCGGACACGGCACTGCCCGGGCGCCGACGTGTTGCCCCGCTGGCGGGTCTCGGCGGGTGTTACCGCCAGCGGGAGTCTCTAGTCGCCCCAAGGCCGCAGCGGATGCCGCATTTCCAGCCCGAACTCGTCGCGCGGCCGCGGTCGCGGCGGCCCAATGCGGTCGGTGTTCCAGCGCTCATCGCCATGCCCGGCCAGGCGCCAGGTGCCGTCCGGAGCTCGGCCGAGCAGGACGCCGTCACGCTCGTTCGCAAGGTCGTAGACGACGCGGTCAGGGCGCGGCGTCCAAGCTGTCACGTACGGTCCTCGAAGACTGGCGTGATTGTGTAGTGGGCCCATCCGCCATGTGCGTCTGGGTCGCGTTCGCGCCAGACGAGGCCGGCGTTGCTGAGGTAGTTCCCGACGGCGTCCGGCCGCTGCGCGATCATCGCGGCCTCGGTGGCATTCAGCCGGATGGTTCCGGGGTCTCCGGCACGCTGCCGGAGCCAGTAGGCCGGGGTCTGGGCTGTGGGCATGCTGCATCCTCGGTTTCGATGATCGGGTGGCCGGCGAACGGCGTTCCGGCGCGCCGCCACTCGGCGGAGACGACGATGACGTCCGGGAGCTCGACCCACCGCGCCCCGCGCAGGGTCGGAACGATGAGTATCGGTTTCACTCCGTGGCCCCGGCGCGAACCGGGTGGTGCGTCGGGATGCGGCGGTACATTGTCGTGTGGGGCTCGACCACGCGGCATGCGGTCATGCCCTGCTCGGCGTAGTAGTCGATCATCACCGAGCGGTCCAGGCAGTTCGCGTACTTGACCAGCAGGAACTGGTCCTGGTGGAACACGAGCATGTTCGGCTTGATCTTGGCGGCTGCGATTTCCTCGACCGGGTCGCCCTCGGCCGCCGCCCTGGCGGCGTCGAACTCGTGTGGGCTGTTCTGCTCAGACATGACATCTCCCAACGTCAGGGCTCTGTCTGGTGACCATAGGAGGGCTCTGACGGGCTGACCCACACAAAATGTGTGGGTTGCTACGCTCTCTGTACCGGCACAGTTACCTGGCATGACAGGGGACAGCATGAGCACCGTCGGGCAGCGCGTCCGGTACTGGCGGCTACGTCGGGGGCTGGACAAACGCCAGTTCGCCGATCGGGTCGGCCGGTCCGTATCGTGGGTCGAGAAGATCGAATCCGGCGAGCGCGCGCTTGACCGCGTGCCTGTGCTGGAGAGCGTTGCCGCGGTCCTCGGCGTCACCGTTCAGGCGCTCACCAACCCCGTCGCGGCTGAACGCGCGGCTCGGCTGCCTGATGCCGCCGAGGTCGCCGCCATCACCGGCGCGCTGGAACAGTACGAGGTGATACTGGGCGTCCCGGCCGGCGTGTCCGAGAACCCGCAGCTATCCAAGTTGGCCCCGCGCGTCCGGTACCTGGACGAGGCGTTCCTCGCCAGCGGGTTCTCCCGCATCGCGCGCGAGCTGCCGCGGCTGCTTCTGGAGACCCAGGTCGTACACCGCGAGCAGCCGGGCGATATCTCGGCGCGGCTGCTGGTCAAAACGTATCGGGTGGCGTCATCCACGCTGCTTAAGCTCGGCGCCAGCGAGACGGCGTGGCTGGCTGCCGACCGGGCCATGGCCGTCGCCGCGGCGTCCGGCGACTCCTACTGCTTGGGCCGGGCCACACGCGCCGTCGCGCAGGCGATGTCGAACCTCGGCCGCCCTGAGGCTTCCCTCGACGCCCTCCTGGCCGTCATCGCCCGCATGGAGCCCGCGATGGGCACCGCCTCGGATGAGATCGCCGCCCTGTACGGCATGGTGGTGCTCGCAGCCGAGATCTCTGCGGCGAAGCTCGGTGACGCCTCCACCGCGTTGTCGATGCATGGCGAGGCGCTAGCAATGGCCGAGAGGCGCTTCGGCGACGGCCATATTGATGCCGAGACCGCTTTCGGCGTGACCAACGTGCAGCTGCACCGCGTCTCGTCGATGGTGTACCTCGGCCGGCCCGCCGACGCCCTGGACACCGCCGCGCGCATCGACATCGCCGCCCTGGAGACGCTGCCTCGGGAACGTCGCGCCACCTTCTGGCTGGACGCCGCGACCGCGCACCACCAGCTCGGGCACGCCGACGCAACAGCTCGCGCCTTGCTCGCCGCTGACCGAATCGCGCCGGAGGAGGCCCGATGCCGGCCGGAGTCGAAGAGGCTGATCGGTAGCCTGGTCGATGATCCGACCTACCGGGCGGGCGCCGACCTGCGGACGCTCGCACAGCACGCAGGAGTGCAGACGTGAGCCGAACCCTGTACGTGATGCCCTGCGCGGCCGGCCCGGCGCCGGGCGTGGGCGAGCTGGTGAAGCTGGCTCAGGACCGTGGCTGGGAGGTGTGGTTGGCGCCGACCGAGGCCGCGATGGCGTTCCTGGACGCGCCCGCGCTTGAGGAGCAGACCGGCCACCCGGTCCGGGCCCGGTACCGGCGCCCGGGCGAGCCGGGGAAACTTCCGCCAGCGGACGCGGTGATCGTGGCCCCGGCGACGTACAACACGATCAACAAGTGGGCCGGCGGGATCGCCGACACGCACACGCTGGGTCTGCTGGCTGAGCTCACGCCGTCCGGGATCCCGATCGTGGTGCTGCCGTTCGTCAACGCCGCGCTGGCAGCGAACCAAGTCTTCGGCCGGTCCGTGGCAGCGCTGCGCGAGGAGGGCGTGACGGTGCTGCTCGGCGGCGACGGCTTTGTGCCGCATCCGGCTGGAACCGGCGGCGGCCGGCTGGAGTCGTTCCCCTGGGAACTGGCGTTGGACGCGGTGGAAACACCGCGTGGCAACGCTACGTAGCCAAGATAATTTACGGTGACAAGGCTTCCGCAGGTGCAGGCAAGAGGACGGCTAGCGCAACGTACATCCTCTCTAAACGAAGGTTTTCTTCGGCTAAGATCCGTGGGCCCTGGCCTGTTGAGTAGCAGGTCAGGGCCCATATGGCGGCTTCGGTTGGGTCTCTTTCGCTAAGCGTAAGGCACCCAACTGAAGAAATCGCTACTCTGCTCGTATGCCGAATCAGCAGGAGTTTGATGCTCTCGCCGAGTCGTGGATGCTGGCGCTCAGAGCAGAGCGCAAGTCTGACGGCACCCTCACTACGTACCGCCGAGGTTTGACGGCCTACGCCAAGTGGTGCTCGGAGCGTGGCGAAGACCCGCTGCTGACGCGAAGGCACGTTCAGCAGTTCCTCGCGGACTTCTACGACCGCGACGGCAAGCCCACCACTGCCGGCAACTACCTGTCGGAACTGCGCCTCTTCGTCGCCTGGTGCGTATCCGAGGGCGAGGACGTGCCCAACGAGATCGAGGGGATGAAAAACCCGCGGGAGTCGAAGACGTACCGGCCGCCGCTGTCGGCCGAGGAACTGGAGGCGATGGTCGCCACCTGCGACATCAAGACCTTCCTGGGCAAGCGGGATGAGGCGGTGCTCCGGTTCATGGTGGACACCGGCGGCCGGTCGGCAGAGATCCTCGGTGTCCGCCTGGAGAACTTGTGGATCCCGAAGGGACGTGTGCTGTTCAAGGGCAAGGGCGACAAGGAGCGGCTGGCCGCGTTCAGCCCCCAGACGGGACTGGTGCTCGACCGGTATATGCGTGCTCGTCGTAAGCATCGCCTGGCCGAGGTGTCGCCTCTGCTGTGGCTGGGGGACCGCGGCAAGGAGTTCACCTATGCCGGACTGTGGCCGATGGTCAAGAAGCGCGCGGCGCTGGCTGGCGTCACTGATGTGCACCCGCACCGGTTTCGCCGGACCTTCGCCGACAACTGGCTGTCCCAGGGCGGTTCCGTGGATGGCCTTATGGCGATCGCGGGCTGGGAGAACATGCAGATGGTCAAGCTGTACGCCGGCGCCCGCGCGAACGTCCGCGCGCTGGAGGAGCACCAGAGGATCTTCGGACAACAGTAAAGGCCGCCCGTAGCGCCGGTGGCTGACGGCTGGCGGCCTAACGCCGGGGTCGGTGCGGTCGGCTACGCGAACCGGGCTCCGGGGAGCCTCCTAGCGGAGGCCTGTGCGCAGAGGGCGTTGAATGCCGCGCTCCGGGCGGCGGGGTCGTTCCGGAGGACCGCGCGGTCGGCCACAATGACCGACTCTCCGGCGTTGTCGGTGTAGCCGAAGGCGTCGTTGCCTTGAAGATCCCTGAGGACGAGGTGGACCACTAAGTCGGGCGCAGGGTCCGTCACCTCAGGTTGATCGCTTGTCACGGTGTGTCCTCCCGCTGACGTGCCCTCTCCAACGATGCAGACCTATAACAGTGCACGTAAGAGCCCTGCTGCGCAAGGGTCCGATATCACCAGACTCGAACATATGAGCGACACTAGACGACCCGGTTTCCTTAGGAAGCCGGGTCGTCTTCGCTATGCGCGGGCAGTCGCCGTCTGGGCGGCCCGAAGCCGGCGCGCTGGGCTGCATCCAGGGCGATCTTCTCAACCTCGCGGATCCGCTCCGCTGTCGTATCTGGCGCAACAGCGATGATCGCCTCAAACACGGTGCTGTGGACGAGGGCTACCAGGTCGCCCTCCCCGTCCGCGTTGGTGGTCTCGATGCGGTAGTCGGGGTCCGGGCCGGGCGACCCTTCTCCGCGCAGCTTTTCTTCAAGGCTGCCGACGGGCCAACCGAACGCCCGGTCGAGATCCTGTAGGGCGCCGATTGGTGGCCGCTTGTATTGGCGCGCTCCCTCGAGATTTTTGACCGTCCCGAGCGACACTCCAGAGATGGTGGCGAGGTGCTCCTGCGACCACTTGCGCCGAGCGCGTTCGGCACGGATCGCCTGATTCACGACATCCCAGTTATTGGTCACGCCTACATGATGCCTGAGCGATAGACAACAGGCGAGCCTCCTTGGACAACTCTTGACCTATCTGGCGCGGCCCTGGCGCAGATCAAGCACCCAAATTCTCTAACAGGTGGCTAACAAAGCCGTTGAAATAGACAACAGTCGTCCGAGCTGGATAGCCAACACTCTTGCGTTCTGGCTAACTGTTGTCTAATCTAGCCACTGTGAAGCGACAAGACGGAGCGGCCATACGGACGATCCGTAAGGCCCAGAACATCAAGTTGCGCGAGATGGCGCGGCGTATCGAAGTCGACGCTGGGTTCCTGTGTCACGTCGAAGCCGAACGCTGCTACGCCTCGCAGCGGACACTCGACAGCCTCGCTCGCGAGCTGCGCGTCCCGGTGAGCAAGCTCATGAAGCAGCCTGTCGGGACTCCCCAATGAGCCCGGCCGAGCGCAAGCTGCGCGCGCAGGCAGCGGCTTACGCCCAGTGGGCTGCCGAGCCGGACTGGACCGCGCGCACTGCCAAGGCGCGGGCGGGACTTCAGGCTCGGTTCGACCGGCTGGTGGTCGAGAAGCACGGCCAGCTGCCGCCGGCTGAGCACGCTAAGCGCGCCGAGGCCGAGCGCAGGCGCTTCTACGCCGACATGGCCCGAAAGTCCGCCAAGGCTCGCGCCGAACGCGCCGGGAAGGCGCCGAAGGCCGCGTAGCAAACGAGCCCGCACCTGCTGACACAGGCCGGGCTCGA